CGGTAGGGACTGCATGGATTCTGGCGATTTCATCAAAGATTGCATCAGAAGTGGCCGCGCTGAATTTGGCCGGCGCATTTTTGATCTCATCCAGTTTGCCCCGGATCGCGGCAGTGCGGGCTTCCTTCTCCGTCAATGGTTGCCGAACCCGGTCTTTCAGCGCGTCCAGGCGGTCCCGGAATGTCTTGCGCCCAGCGTCAATGGCCTTGGGTAGTTCCTTCATTTTGGCAACTTGTTCCTTGCCAATGTTGTCCAGCAGAGCCTTCGTCTGTGCGACCCGGTAGGCTCTGGATGCAATCTCCTTCCGCCCTTTCGCTGTGGAAAGGTCAGGGGTGAAGTCCATGGCCTGGCGATCAATGAGACTCAGAACGGCCTCCATGATGCCGGGGTCTGTGAAAACCTCGACCGGGTTGCGGTTCTCGATAGTAACCAGAGCCCCTTCATCGCCGGGGTTCAGGATGATACCTTCAAGAGGTTTGGGATCTTCGGCCATCACTTCGCCTCGCTTTCGGCGGCAAGGATCATGGCCTCGGCACGGGTGAAGTCAAAGGCGCGAACCCGACGCTCGGACTTTCTGGACCCATCATCGGGGAACTCTCCCGGGTTGCTTTTGCGGATCCCAATAGTGTCCCAGTCTGCAACGGTTTTGAGAAGGCACCCCATGCGAACCCAGGGAATCCCTTTGTCCGATACGATGGCCCAGCATTGGTAGTTGTAGAGCCCAGAGAGAACCCGCATGGTGGAGATCACTAGGCCGCCACGCAGGTTCGCGCCGCACAGGTTCGTGCCACGCAGGTTCGCGCTGCACAGGTTCGTGCCACGCAGGTCCGCGCCGCACAGGTTCGCGCCGCACAGGTTCGTGCCATACAGGTCCGCGCCATACAGGTCCGCGCCACGCAGGTCCGCGCCGCACAGGTTCGCGCCATACAGGTCCGCGCCATACAGGTCCGCGCCACGCAGGTCCGCGCCACGCAGGTTCGGTGTATCCCCTTTCTTTCTGGCCTCAGTGACGATGATCAGGCATTCGTTACGGTCCATGTTTGCTCCTTGGATGGTCTACCCCAAAAGCCCCTCACGGGGCGATTGGTATCGGGACCGGCTCCGCAGGACTGCGATTCCACGATGGGAGGGAGACCTACCGGCCCGATTGGATGATGGCGGCGAAAAACCCGAGTCCTGTTTCGACCGAGTAGTAGCCATCAGTATTGGACTTGAGGATGGGCTGGGCGGCAAGGATGGCAACCACGCGATGGATTTCCTTCCGGTTGGTGGTCCAATGGCCATGCTTGGCATAGGTTGGATGGGTGAAAACCCGTGAGGTCTGGCTCCAGTCGATGTTGGTCATGGTCTAGCCTCCATATAAAAAATTATAGGCAGTCCAGACCAAAATTCAAGGGAATTCAAAAATATTTTCAGCGATGGGGAATGACCGAATCGAGAATCTTTCTCAGGTCGCCCACAGACCAGCAAACACCACAGACTGCACCAGCCTTTGTCATCGTGGTCAGAAATTGCCGCTGTTCCGTGGTCAGCGAACCGGCAGCACGTTTGAGGACCAGTGCACCCCGCTTGCCAACCTCATACCATGCTGGGGCTTTCATTTCCAGGTAGAGCGGGACTCCCCACGGTGTGCCCATCATAGCGGCTGGAATGGTCCCGATGAGGTCAGGCACTCCGGCGATCCCGGCCCCCTGCTTCCCGGCAATCTGGCTAACCAGGTCTTTCCGCCCAGCTCGCACCAGGGCACCATACGCACGCCCGCGCAGGGTCTTGCCTCCTACGTCCACCGGGGAGGCGGGGATGCCTAGAGTATTCAATAATTCAAGGCACTCCGTCTGCACCTTTGTCTCGGGCACTTGGGCCGTGAGGTAAAGGATCGAATAGCCGGAACGGTCGAAGGGGCAGAGGAAGGGGATCATGGACATTCGTTATCTGGTGAGTTTCTTTGTCCAGGCGCACCGGCAATAGATGCACGGGGCCAGCCCTCGCATGATCCACGGGAGTAACTTTCCGCATCGGTGGCAATAGAGGCTCAAGGGTTCCTCCTTCCGAGGATGGACAGGTGCTACTTGCGCTTGGGGTTATTGAGAAATTCGTCGTTTTCGTTGAGCCGAACGGCGCGGTAGGCGTCCCGCTGGGTGACGTATTCAGCCACGCACCGGACGCACTCCCCGCCCTTGTGGATGCAGAGGGACCAGCCGGTTCCGTCCAGGTAGTTCGGGCCGGTGGCCATCCACCGGCGCTTGATGTAGGGCTTGGGGTCGGGATGGTATCCCATGGCTCACCTTTCTGAACATGCTCAGAAACGCTTCCCGCCGTGCATGTGGGGACGGGTGCGGTTGAAGGAGATCTTGGCTTCGATGGCTTCGGCTACGCGGTAGCCCTTGGCTAGTCCGTAGTCCATGATCCTGATGATGCAGTCGGCCAGTTCCTCTTCCACGCCGTTGAACTCGGGGATGTGGTCAGAGGGAGGGTTGCCGTGGCGCAGGGCCTCCAGGGCTTCGGAAAGCTCGGAGTGCATGAGGCAGATCATCTCCCCTTCATTGCGATCCTCCTTCCACCACCCCTTTTCTCTGGCGATGAGGTTCACCTTCATGGCGGTGGTGTTGTAGTTGGTGATGAAATTCATGGGCACTCCTGGGCGATGGGCGGGAGGTTCCCGCAGTTGGACAGTCGCTAATCGCGGACGATGAAATCAGAGGCGACGTCATAGCAGAAATCCATTGGACAAGATCAGGCTTTTAGGGCGCGGTTGAGTTTCACGATGGTCGGGTGATCGATACACAGGCCGGAAGCCTCCAATTCCTGAATTGCTTCTTTCAGTGCTTCCGCCAGTTTTTCCACATTTGGGGTCTCCTTCTGGACATTCGGTTACTTGATGGCGCGGATGCCCTTGACGGTTTGCCGTGCCTGTTCCTGGATGTTTTCGTAGGCGAACTCGATGGCTTCAGCGCCGTCCAGCCCGTATTGCTTGCGGGCGTTCTTCCGAAGCTGATCCGGGGTCTGGTAGCCGGTGGCGATCTCCCGCAGGGCGACCAGCATCTGGTTGAACTGGGCTTTCTGTTTCGGGTCCATGGTTCTCCGTTCTGGACAGGATGTCCGGGCAGCCGAAACGCCCGGACTTCACGGGCGCGTCGGATACCTCGAAATTGGCTTGAACACTAGGTTCTTGGTTCCGCTCCCGAGGATGCGCAAGAACCTCAGAGCGGAATTTCATTCTCGGGATCTCGTTTGATCCGGTCATCCGGGTTCTTCCCGGTCGGGACTTCGGCGGTGGTTGCCGGGGCCTGCTTGCCTTTTAGCGCGTCTTTCAACAAATTTGTAGGGTTGGTGTCAGCACCCCCTTCTTCCTGGTGACCATCGCCCCCCTTGGTCGATTTTCTGGCATCGAGAATTTCCCGGATTGTCGTTTCCCCATCGCGCAAGGCCGAATAGAGCCCGCGCAGTTCCACCAGGTCTTTGGGCTGGAGATTGCCGGCGATTCCGCCCAGGTATTCCTTCAACATGTCTGGCGTCACTCCCAGCTTGGCGAACCCGTCATAGATGGCCTTCTTTTCGGCATCTGGGTCTTTCGCGGCCTTGTCCGCACGGATTTTGTAACAGAGTTGCTCGCACTCATCCTGCATGTCGCCAGGGATGACCCGCAGCCCGAGTCCGCGCAGGGCCTTGGACTCCAACGCGTTAGCCTTGTTTAGGATGTCGTCGTCGGTCGCTTCCATGATGTAAATTTGCTCGCCCTTGGAGTTGATCCTGGTCTTGAGCGCAGTCTCGCCCTTCTTCAGGAACCGGCGCTCCACTGTCTTGCTGATCGTCACCTCCTTGCAATAGGTGATGTTCGCCTCCAGTTCGGTCAAGCTCACGCGCATGATCCGCTTTTCGGGGTCATCGAACACGGCCACGGTTTCCGGGAAAAGGTTGCCCATGCAGCGGATCGCGGCTTCCACGAAGCGGATAGACAGGCCCTCGACGCCATTGCCAATCGGCTTGTGGTAGATCGCGGCATCAGCGAATCCGGGCCGCTGACATTCTTTCAAAAGCTTGGTCCGCACCAGGTCCCAATCCCTCGGGCGAGCCATCGCAAGGGTGTAACGGGATTCAATGGCGGCTTTGGCCATCGCGGCCATGGCGAATGAGGCCGTCTCGCCCTGGGGGGTAGACACCCCCTGCGGGCGATAGGTTTCGAGGGCCTGCGGGGCATTTAAAACTTCGGGTTCCATGTGATCTCCTATGAAAATCTAAGGACGCGGGGGCCAGGTTTAGTGGTGGTGAACTGCTCGATCATCCCCTTGGTTGGATGATAGGTTAGGGCCAATTTCTCCCAATCCGTCTTGGCTGAATCTTTGTTGTTCCGCCATGTAATGAGCCCAGAAATAGCCGTCGCCTCCCCAAGGTAGTCCTTCAGCCGATTCTCTGCCTCAGTCTTCCGCCTCTCTGCCTCCTTGATTTCGGCATCTGCGGCCTTCCGGGCTTCAACCCATGCACGCACCTGATCCGTGGCAGGCTTGGTCATCTCAACCCCACGGGCGAATTTTGCCTTCAGGTATTCCGTGCTGGCATCGGAACCATCAATTTCAGGCGGATTGTCCTGGACGATGTGGAACTCCCACCATTTACTGACCTTTTCCTTGACGATCTCGGGGTATTCCGGGTCCAGGAGGATGGTATAGGGCACCAATTCATTCCCGCCGAACAGGGCCGCGAGATCGGCAATCTGAGTTCCGGTCACCATCATCTGTGCGATCAATTGTATCTGATAATGACGGGGAATTTGGTCTGTTCCGGCCTCTCCCCAGTCTGGGGTTTTCTGCCGACGATTTTTGGCGTCAACTGGCCGGCAATCACCATCCAGCCATCGGGCATCCAGGGTGGCTCCCAGGAGTGGGAAACCAGGGCACCGGATCAACTGGTAGGAATCGGCAAATTGAATGGGGCGCTGGAGATCGTCCGCGTAACCCTTGAGGATTTCACGTTCCAACCGCTTTCCCCAACGCATGGGAGAGGTTTCAACGAGGGGTTCCGCGAGCCCCTTTTTATCCAGATAGACATG